TTGTTGAACCGACTTGAACTCATCTTCATTCAAATCTTTTCTGTTATCAAGTTCTATGGAGAGGGCTTCTTTTGTAGGTTGATTGCCATACTTCTCCATGAACAGATTAATTTCTTCAAATACAACTCTTTCGTGACGATTGGAAAAATACTCTGGTTTGATAAAAGGTAATACCTTCCGAGCATAGGGTTCATTATATACTAAATTACTAAGCGTAGTTCGTTCAATCGTCTGTGTTGACATACTGCATATTTCCTTCATCTAATTGGTTTCTGATAAGATCGTCTAAGATATCACCAATGAGTTTGTACCAATCCTCACCAAACATCTTTTGAGGCATACCATTGGAGTCTAACACATTAAAGTCGAATTGTAAAGTAGCAGAATCATTTTTTTCATCTTCAATGATTTCTACCTTTCCATATTCGTAGACAACTCCTTGATACAGGCCTGCTTCCTTTGTAAGTCCAATGCCAGACCACTTCTTGTCCTTGTTTTCTACGAATGTATATTTGTCACTAATATCAGACATAATGTAAATAACTTCCTATAATGTACTTAGGTTTTTTCACTGGTTTAGTTCCAGCGTGAAGATGTGTCCACATTGGGGGAAACATCAACATTCTACCTACTTCTGGTTTTACTGCAATATCCCACTGTGGAAAAGTGGTATGTCCAGCCTCGTTGTCATCAAGGTATAAAAAGAATACCAAGAACCTACGAGCAGAATCATAATTACCCACATCCACATGGTCTGCAAATTCATCCACATCATTTGGCATATATCTTTTTAGTCTAAAATTTTCAAATGCAAATTGTTGTGGAAACATCGTGTCAGTTACATTGCAATCATCCATGTACTTGTCGATATACTGGTAAAACTTCTCTTGAAGATTCACGCAGAACGGCTGCCACTCTGGATGGTTTTGTAATGTAACTTGTGTAAATGAACGATGTCCTTCCAGAACAACTTCTTCATGTTGTTCTGGATTTTCTTCAAACATTGATATGAGTTGTTTTGAGAACGACTCACTAATTACATTATCATACGTCTGAATGAACTTCTTCATCTTCTACTACTTCTTCTACTCGTTGTCCATACTTAAACTCTTTGTTAGCAACTTCATCTAACTGAGCCATAACTTCTTCAGTGAAGAACTTTTCTGGTTGGTTGTTGATAGTCTTACCAAATGTCTTTGTACCATCAGGCAACTCAATACGAGTAGAAACAGATTTGAAGATACCGTACTTCAGTGCAAGTTCAAGCAGTCCATAGTATCTGTCAAGTCCACGCTCATACATTAGTCGTACATCAACCATCTTGTTTTCGATAGTCAAACGTGACTTAGCATTTTTACAATGAACGATGTTACCGACAACTTCTGTACCATCCTTTTCTTTCTTCTTTGAAAGATAGACAATAGATGAAGCAGCATACTTCAGTCCAGAACCACCACCCATTTCTTTGGTAGGGAACATAGAACCAACTACATCATAAGTATGGTTTGTTACAACCATAGGAACTTTTGCCTTACCAAGTTTCAAAGTCAACACTCTGAATGCGGCCTTGAGAACTTGTGCCCGTGTCATATCTCGTGTCTCTTTACCATCAGCAGTATCTTCTACTTCTTTTGTAGTAGACAACATACCAAGTGAATCAAGACACAACATCATAGGCACACGGCCATTTTCTGTTGTCTCCATATATTTATCTAAAACCTTAATTGCCTGTGTACGAAACTCTTGTACGGTTGTTACAGGTAGGATAACCATACGAGCAGGGTCAATACCTCTATCAACAACCATCTGTTTTGTGATTGCAGATTCAGACTCAAAATACAACACACCAGCATCTGGGTTTGCATCAAGGAATGACTTCACCATGCCCATCACAAAGAAGGTTTTACCAGTTGCAGATTCGCCTGCAACCGCTGTAATTTTGTTTGCTGGCAGTCCACCATAAATCGAACCACTCAACAACGCATTGAAAATGTATGAACCAGTGTCAATGAACGAATCAACGTCACCAGCCTCTACACCTTCACTCACCAAAGCAGCATATTCGTTGCCTGCTGTCTTTGCAATATCTTTTAGAAAATCCATACTTTAAATATCTCCTTCTTTTCTGTTTTCAGAACGAAACGCCTCAAAACCATCTGGGTATCGTGCTTCTAACTTTTCTATATTCATGTAAATGATTTCTTCTATACTAGTATCTAGTGCGATACAAGCTTGAGAAATATACCACATGATATCACCAAGTTCACGTTTGAGGTGATACTGTGCGTGTTCGTCCATAGGTTTGCCTTGGAATACACACTTCTTGATAACCTCTGTAAACTCACCACCTTCTGCACAAATACCAAGTGCGGCAGTAAGGATACGTTCTGGTGCAACGCCTTGTTCTTCTATAATATCTAGTGCGTCACTAAAGTCCTCTGGATTCTTTGACGCATCAGATGTAACCTCATCCACAAATCTTGTGTAATCAAGAAGTAGTGTTTCATCACTCATTTTACTAGGCCTCCTGTAGGTATAGCAATACCAGATGTTTGTGATGTCCATCCATCTGCTAGTTCTTTCATTGTTTCTATTGTGTACATGACAGATGTTTTAGGAAAGTCAAAGTTTCCATCTGGTTCTTTACCTGTCATAGAAATACCATTAACAAGTCCAACCCCCTGTTGGGATGCCTGTACCATTCTTGGTTTGTAAATTGTGATGCTATTGAAATCATCGGCAATAAACTTGCCGATGATCTCTGCACCGTTACTCATTACTAGAGTTACGATTTTGTTTTTCATATTATCCTCTTATGCTATTTTCAATATTTTGTCCATCTTCAGTGGGAAATCATCAAAACCAGCGAGTTTGTGGTTCTCCAAAAGTCCTTGTTGATAGTCATTTAGTACTTGTGGGATTACACCAACAATATTCCACATATCAGAAACTAGCGGGGTATTGAGTGTAATGCCATCAATTTCTTTATTCACCATCCCAAATGTTTGACGGTGAAAACGAGTTAAAGACTCATCAAAATCTTTATGTTTTTTAGCAGCATCTTCTGGAAAAATTTCTTTTGTCCAAAGAGCAATGTTTGTAACTTTGCCTTGTGAAGCTCTTGGCAAAATATGTCTCATCCAAACTTGTTCATCCCTTGAACCGCCAGATTCAATAAAGACATGAATATCATCAATCCCATGAATATTATACTGGTTTCTGTAATAGACAGAGTGTTTATCAATTGATGTTTTTAACCATTCAAGCCAATCATCTCTTTCACGCAATATGACTAAGTGGCCATCTTTCAATCGTTCTGCTCTCTCACCAATAGCTTTTGCAATTTTTGTGATAGTTCCACCTTCATTACTGTAAAAGTGTTCAATATCAACATCGTTATATAACCATTTTTCAATTGATGCTATAGTGTTTGGCATTTCTCCACGCTGGATAATTTCTACACCACCGTTTACAAAATCATAAAACTCAGCTGACCTTTGTGATTTATGTTTGTTTGCCAACAAACCGTTAGTGATTTCACTTTTTGCTGTATCTTCATCTTCATAACTGTAATATGCACATGGAATAGCTGTCTCTTTTCTCAAGAGAGCAGCACGAATACGATTTCGTCCATCTTTGGGGAGAGAAGTAGTAGTAGATACAATTGGCGGGAATTGTCCACAATCCCAACCTTCTACATCATAACTATGAGCAATCTCTTGGTGTCTATCACCCATGTTTTGATTTGCTCTAACAGCAATATTGTTTAGTCGAGGATCGTCTAGAGTATACCCACTAATATCCAACCAACCATATTTTACAAAGGTTGCGTTTTTTTGTTTATGGGTTACAACACGACTCCCTTCTGGGAAGTTTACATAGTAATCTTTTATGTTTACGGTGCGGTTCGCAAAAATGCGTTCATTAGGATCTTGATAGTCCATTGTTTTGTTTCCTTCGGCCTGTGGCCACTCGATGTTAATGATAAGGGTTTCCAGTGGAATTTCTTATCATGCTATATAGTATACC